TATCTTTGAATGTTCAGATGAATTTTACCAAAGAGGCAAAGAAAAGTTAGAGCAGGGAATTAGTAACTATAAATACTTCTTTGGCCAAGATAGTGATGTAGATTTAAATCAGTATGTATTACGTGGAATTTTATAAATAAATAAATTATGACATTAGAAATTTTTAATCAGATTAGAGTTTGGGCATTTAACAAGGGAATCTATAATAATTCAGATTCAAGAACACAATACCTAAAGCTACAAGAAGAAGCAGGTGAATTAGCAAAGGCATTACTGCACAAAGACCAAGAAGAAATAATAGATGCTATAGGTGATTGCATTGTGGTATTAACTAATATTGCACATTTAGAAGGTTTAATTATAGAAGATTGTATAGCTGCTGCATACGATGTTATTTCTAAACGTACCGGCAAAATGGAAAACGGAACATTTAAAAAAGATTAATGAAACAAATAACTGCTGAACATTACCAATTAGCTTTGTTTGAATACGAAAATGGTATGGCATTAGAAGAACTACGTGAAGTGATAAAACACTACGAAGATTTGGAACAATTCGAAATATGTCAGGGTGTGCATTTAGCAGTAGAAGTTATAAGGTTTAACATCTTATTTGAATTAGCAGAAAAGCAAGAAATAAAAACAAAGAAATTAAAATGGAAATCAACGAAAAAATCAAAGAATTAGTATTACAACAAACAAGCATTAACGTAGATGATACTACACGTACACGTGAGCAAGTAGAAGCACGTAGTTTATATTACACACTAATAAAAGAACTAACACCTAAAGCTACATTAAAGCAAATAGGTAGTTCAGTAAATAAGAATCACGCTACAGTTATTCACGGATTGAATCAATGGGATATGCTTGTAAAGTACAACCCAACACTAAACAAGTACAAGGAACGCATTTTAAAGATGTTTGACAAAGAAATAGATTCAACTGATATAGATTTACTTCGTAAACAAGTTAATCGCTTACAGGGCGAATTAATAGACTTACAAATAGAGAATGAAAGATTAAAGAAACAATTACTAAACGATGCTGAGCCGGTAATAAAAAGTATAAAAGAATTATTACATAAATTTGCAGGAACAGAACAACACGAATTGTTTTTGTTTAGATTAAATCAATTAGTAGAAATTAATAGCAAAAGAAAATTATGAAAAAATTTTTTGAATTTATTTTGGTATTAATATCGCCTGCAATAGAATTTTTAGCAGGCACAATAGTAGTTTCTTTATTAGTAATTTGGATATTTACAGGATTTGGAATATTTATAATATTTTGTCCAAGTTTATTCCCAACACCCGAATGGATTAGATTAAGCATATTAGTATTTGATATTTTACTATTAATTTTATTTGTATTCAGCAAAATACAAGAAGCTTATAAAAAAATTTATAAAAATTAAGTTATGAAACAAACAGCAGTAGATTGGTTAGTAGAAAAGATAAAATTAAAATATGATATTGACTTTTATCATATTAAAAACGATATAAAACAAGCAAAAGAAATGGAAAAGCAACAAATTAAAGATGCATACATAACAGGAATGTTTAATGCACATAGTAAAACATCAATAGATTATTATAAAGAAACTTATGAAACAACCTTGTAACGCTCACGCATACGAGCAAGAAGCAAAAGAAATAAAATTAGAAGATGTATTTAATCAGGAAAAGATTGAAAATATAAAAGATATAATTAAAGAATCAAAAGAACGTGCGCAAATATTAATGCGACTAAAAGCAGGATACAAACCAATACATAAATACAATAATGGTTTAGGTGCTACACTATGTAATAAATGCAGCATAATAATAACAACAGGTTTACAAGATGAAATAATGTGTGAAAGTTGTATAAACGAAATAGAAGTTAAACTAAAAGATGAAGATAAAGAATGACACCAAAAGAAAAGGCAGATAATATTTGCGTAAAAATGTTATACGAAATGGAATGGAATGGAAATGTACCATTACTTAAAAAAAATGCTAAACAATGTGCTTTAATTGCAGTAGATGAAATACTATCTGAAACAGAAGAAAGAGATGGTATGCGAGTTATAAATAATGCTTATTGGTTAGAAGTAAGAAACGAAATAGAAAAGCTATGACAAATAAAGAAAGAGCAGAACTACTATACCACAAGTACACAAAAGAATATAATAGATTTGTAGTAAGTGGATATATTAAACAAGGTTACGATAACTACATAGAAATAGGAAAAGAATTAAAAAAACTATACAATGAAACTAACGGAACAAGATAAAAAAGAAATTAGATTTTTAGCAGCTACTGCTTTTAAAGTTTATGTAGCTTTATTACTAACAATACTAACTATGTACATATGCCTGATATAACTAAATGCGAAGGTAGACAATGCGAATTAAAAGATACCTGCTACCGGTATACATCAGAACCAAGTAAGTATAGACAATCTTACTTTACATCACCACCATTAACAATAAATGAAAATGGTGAACACGAATGTGAATACTATTGGCCTGATAAACAAAAAGAACAATAGATTATTTTTATTGCAAATTAAAAGTTAATTGATTTTAATTATGGAAGATAAAAGAAGAATGAATGGTGGACATTCTACAAAAGCTAAATCAGGATTCGATAAAAGAAAGAACGAATATCGCCAAGCATTAGAACAAGCAAGTACAGTGGAAGATGTAGTAAAGGTTATTAATATGGTTAAGAATAAAGCTATAGTTAGTAACGATATACAAGCAGCTAAACTATTCTTAGAATATTACTTGGGTAAACCTGAACAAAGTATAGATATAAATTCATCAGAAGGATTTAATTTAAACTTCAGGGATTTAATTAACTTCAAATAGTTTGGTAGACATAAACAAAAAATATAAAGTAATCGGTGAAGTAGATTCACGTTATTTTATAGTTACAGGTGGGCGTGGTAGTGGTAAATCATATTCAATAAATTTACTGCTATCACTTCTTACTTATGAAGTAGGGCATATAATTCTATTTACACGTTACACTTTACGTTCAGCTACTATTTCAATCATTCCCGAATTTATAGAAAAGTTAGAAGCATTAAACATTACTAATGACTTTTACATTACCAAAGATGAAATTATAAATAAACAAACCGGTAGTAAAATTCTATTTCGTGGAATTAAAACATCATCAGGCGACCAAACTGCAAACCTAAAATCTATTCAAGGTGTTACTACTTGGGTATTAGATGAGGCTGAAGAACTAACAGATGAAAACACATTTGACAAAATAGATTTATCAGTAAGACAAAAGGACAAAGACAATAGGGTAATATTAATACTGAATCCTACAACTAAAGAGCATTGGATATATAAACGCTTCTTTGAAGGTAAAGGAATAGAAGCAGGACAATGCATAACAAAGCAAGATACAACCTACATACATTCTACTTATTTAGATAACATAGACAATTTAAGCAAAAGCTATTTAGAGCAAATAGAAACTATAAAAAATCGTAGGCCTGAAAAATACAAACATCAAATACTTGGTGGTTGGTTAGATAAAGCAGAAGGTGTAATATTTACAAATTGGTCAATAGGTAAGTTTCAACAAATAGGTAAATCTGTATTCGGTCAAGATTTTGGTTTCAGTTCAGACCCTACTACATTAATAGAAACGAATATAGACGCTTCTAACAAACGAATTTACGTTAGGCAGCACATATATCAAACAGGGTTACAAACATCGCACATATTCAATTTAAACGTGCAGTTTGCAGGTGATAGTTTAATAGTAGCTGATTGTGCAGAACCACGATTAATATCTGAACTAAAAGCAAAAGGTAATAACATTGTACCTACAATTAAAGGAGCAGGTAGTGTAACGTATGGAATAGCATTATTGCAGGATTACGATTTAGTAATAGATGAAGAAAGTATAGACTTAATTAAAGAATTAAATAACTACAGTTGGTTAGAACGTAAGAGTTCAACTCCAATAGATAACTACAATCACGCTATAGATGCATTACGTTACGCAGTAGCATATCAGTTAGAGAATCCAAACAAGGGTAATTACTTTGTCTACTAATGACCTACGGACAATTTATAGCCACCATACAATGCTACATACACCACGTTAAAGGTGTTGAAGTAGATATAGCTTTACCAAGAAACATTGGTGAAATAAAGCTAATGCATAAGATGTACGAAATAGCAAGTGCTTATTTGAGTAGTTAAATATTTGTTAAAATGTAATTTGTATAAATAACTTGTTTACATTTGTTGAAACAAAAACAAATAATATGAGAACATACAGAATAAGTTACTACGCAGAACACAAAGATAACTGCAATGATTTTGAATTAGAAATACAAGCAGATGGTGTATACGATGCGTTAAATAAGTTTACTTGCGATAACATATATAAACGCATTTACAAAGTAGAAGAATTACCTACAATGACCTTAGAACGTAGAATTGAGTTGAAAGTAAATGAAGGAAACGATGTGTGGATTCCTTATAGTCAAATATCACAATCACTTCGGGATTTTTGGATAGAGTATTTTAAAGCATAATTAAAGTTGGTTAAATAGTTGGAATTAGGGTAGCAGAAATGTTACCCTTTTTCTGTTTAATACAATTTCACATAAAAGTTATTATTAAATAAAAAACTTTATGAAGTTAGAAATATCTATACCAACATCTTTAAAAGAAATAACATTAGAACAATACCAAAGATTCACACGTATAGCTAAAGATAATCCTGAAGGCGAATTTTTGCAGCACAAGATGATAGAAATATTTTGTGGTGTTTCGTTAAAAGAAATATCGTTAATGAAGTTAAAAGACATTACAACCATAACAAATAAGTTAGGTGAAATGTTTACCGGTAATTATAAATTGATTCAAACATTTAAACATAAAGGTTTAGAATTTGGATTCATTCCTAATTTAGATGAAATTAGTTTAGGAGAATATACCGATTTAGAAACATATATTTCTGATTGGGATAATATGCATAAAGCTATGGCAGTTCTTTACAGACCTGTAATAAACAAACTGAATAAGAAGTACCTAATAGAAGAATATAAAGGTTCTGCCACTTACTCTGATGCTATGTTAGATATGCCTTTAGAAGTTGCTTTAGGTGCTATGGTTTTTTTTTACAATTTAGGCAACGCATTACTGAACTCTACCCTGAATTATTTGGAGACGGACAAGCAGCTGATGGATTTGATAGACAAGCAAATTTTGGAAAAAAGTGGGGATGGTATAGTTCATATTATGGCCTTGCTCAGGGAGATGTTAGAAGATTCGATGAAGTTTCCCAATTACGGCTTACAACCTGCTTAACATTTTTAACATTCGAAAAGGAAAAGAACGAAATAGAAATACAACAAATTAGAAAGTAATGAACCAATATTATAAAGTTACCGAAGTATTAAGGGATTCACTCTACGAAGATGGAATAGTAAACAATGTAACTACCGGTGATATATTCAACGTAGATTTAAACAAGACTACTATATTTCCTTTGTCGCATATTATTGTAAACAACGTAACAGAATCTGAATCAGGAAACACAAACATATTTAACGTTTCTATTTTGCTAATGGATGTGTGCGATATATCTAAAGCTAATTCAACTGATATTTGGTTAGACAATGACAATGAGCAGGATATATTCAACACGCAGTTAGAAGTTGGTAAACGATTAATAGCAAGTTTACGTAGGGGCAATTTGTACGATATGGGTTTTAGATTAAATGGCAGCATTAGCTTTGAAGCATTTGCTGATAGATTTGAAAACAAATTAGTAGGTTGGACAATTACGCTAAATGTAGAAACTGCAAATAACACTACTATCTGTTAATGGCATACAATCTATTACATACACAAAAGACTTTAGAACGCTTTAGAGACTACGTAATACAACAAAGTAGAACTAACTTAACTAAAGGCGGAAAGAACGTTACAAGCAATCTATATAGCCAATTAAAAGGCGAAGTAAAAGCAATGCCTAATTCAATAGGTGTTTATTTTGAAATGCCACAATACGGACAATTTCAAGACAAAGGGGTAAAGGGTAAATTCAGTTCTTTAAAAGCACCAAACTCACCATTTAAGTTTGGTAGTGGTACAGGTAAGAAAGGTGGATTAACTGAAGGAATCAAAAAGTGGGTACAAGCACGTAGGATTCAATTTAAAAGAAAAGACGGTAAATTTATGTCTTATGAATCTACTGCATTTTTAATTACACGTAGTGTTTATGCAAAAGGTATACGACCAAGTTTATTTTTTACAAAACCATTTGAAGCAGGATATAAAAAATACATCACAGAAGATTTAATAAAAGGATTTGCTTTAGATGTAGAAGATTTAATGAAAACAAGTTTAAAAGATATTAAGAAATGAAAGTAATTAATACACGTTCACCGTATTTTATAGAAGTAGATGAAGCAGGACAAGCTGCCGCACAATTGCGTTTATGGGTTTGGAATAAAAATGAAACACAACCTGCAACAGCTACCTATACTATTGAAAAGAAAATACCTTCTGTAGATTCTCCTATAATTGTATTTAACATTTCGCCTTACATAGCTGAGCAAATAGAAACTATAAGTGCTGTAATAGAAAATATCCCTTTTGAAGATTCCGACCAAATGTGGGTTTATGTTTATGCTGAATGGTATTTTAATACAGAAGGCGATAAAGAATGGGAATTAGTTAGAAGCATATCATACGTGGGAACACAATCGTTTACAAGCTATTTAGGTGGTGCTAACCAAACGCAAAACAATAAGGTAGAGTATTTAATTAACTCGAATATTATTCAGTATTACAACGAGGCTTCTACACAATTACAATTACCTTACTTTAATGTATTAATAGAACACGATGGTGAATCTATAACTCGTGCAAATTGGCAGAATTTACGCACAACAGGTGTAACTTCACGAGTGATTTTAGATGATACTTACCCTGCTGAAACCTATCTGTTTAAGATACCTGCCAAAAATGCTGCTATTTCGAGCCATAACTTTGGGAATAATGTTTACATCACAACAGACTTGTTTGAAGGTGAACTTCCAATAGTTACTTTTCTACCGGTATGCGAAAGTAAATACACACCTGTAGTTTGTACGTTTATTAATCGTTATGGTGGGTGGCAGTTTCTTACATTTTGGAAAGCACAAACAAACAATATAGAAGTAAAGAATAGTGAATTTAGATTACTACCTGATAATTGGGATTACAATCCGTTAAGAAACCAAACGCAGCAGTTTAATTTTGTAGGTACACAATCAGTAAAACTAAATACAGGTTGGGTGGATGAAAACTATTCTGAATTAATGTTTGATTTAATGGCTTCAGAAACTATTTTATTAGATAACAAACCTGCAAATATCAAAACTAAATCTATGCCAATTAAAACAGGGTTGCAGGATAAGATGATTAATTACGAAGTAGAGTTTGAATATAGTTACAACTTAATAAACGATGTAGTATAATGCAAACAGTACAAATATACATTTACGTAGATGGTGTAATTAATCGCATTGAATTATTCAAAGATGAAAAGATTAGTGTAACTTCTTCTATTCAAAACTTTAGTGATTTAGGGAAACTTTTTACAGACTATTCACAATCGTTTACTATTCCTGCAAGTAAGCATAACAACGCTATTTTCAAACATTGGTACGAATCAGCAGTAGGTGAAACAGATTTAGATTCACCACAAAACGTAGATGGTGCATTCGACCATAGAATAAAGTATTACGGCTATATTGAAATAGATACTATTCCTTTTCGTGATGGTAAATTTACAATGGAAAAGGCCAATAAGAAAAATGGATTTATAGAATCTTATACTATAAACTTTGTAGGCAATTTAGTTCAGCTAAAAGACAAATTTAAAGAAGATAAATTAAATAGTTTAGCAAACGTAAATAACGTAAGCTATTACAATCAATTAAATTTTGAATATAATTTAGATAATGTTTTTACACGAGCTGAAGGTGGTTTTAATTCAAATGTATGTTTTCCTTTAGCAGGTAGTACACGTAGGTTTGAATTTGATACTGCCGATGTAGATAATGATATTACACTAACAACAGGTGGTATAGATTATAGAGAATTATTTCCCGCAATTAAAATTAGTAAGGTTATTGAGTATATTCAGGCAGCATACGGATTGACTTTTACGGGTGAGTTTCTAAATAGTGAAACTTTTAGCAAATTATATTTATATTGTAAAAATGCTGAAACATTAAGGGTTGCAACTGAAATGATGCGAGTTAATTTAACAAGCCAATCAGGTACACCTGCCGCAGGAACTGAATACAATTTAACTACTGATACTTTAAACGTACAACGTAGACAAATTTATATGGAATGGTTTAGCAGTTACATTACTGACTTTCCACAATCAAATAGATTTTCTATAAAAATAAATACAAGTTCCACAGATTACAACGTACACGTTTATAATAACGGCCAACCATTTGTTAGTTTCTTAAATCAAAGTGGAACACAAACATTAAGGTTTTTAAATGTAGGTGATTTTTTTACTGATGTTTACAATTTTACATTTTTTGTTAATTCAGATTCTGCACCGGTAACATACACAAGTGAAATAATTAGTTCATATACTAAAATAATTGATGGTGATATTTATAATGCTTCACACGTAGCGTTTGGAACATCACAAACTACTTTAGCTAACTTAAACATTAGAAACTATGTACCTGATATTACAGTTACTGATTTTCTAACCGGTTTAGTTAAAATGTTTAATATGGTAATTGTACCTACTGCTGAAAACACATTTGAGTTTTTACCTTTAGAAAAATGGTATCAAGATGGCGAAGTAATAGATATTACTAAATTTATTCAAGCAAACGAAATAGAAATAGGCAAACCAAAACTATTTAAACGTATTGACTTCAAACACGAGAAATCAGAAAACGTTTTAAACAATGCATTTAGAAGCGCAAACAATAACCAAGAATATGGTGATTTGTTTTTTGAAAATCCTAATTCAGCATTTACCGAAAATTACGAAGTTAAAACACCTTTTGAAGATGTGATGTGGGAACGTACTACAGGTGAGAATTTTTTAACTACTACGTTTTGGAATAAAGATTTACAACCATACACACCTAAACCTGTTTTAATGTATAACAATGGAATGACTAATTTAAGTTCTAATTGGTATATGAATAATGGATTAGGGTTTAGTTTAAATTCTGATTTTTATGTAAGATTCTCAAACGAAATACCATTAGCAGCTACAGATTTATCTTACCTACAGACTTTAAATTGGGGTGTAGAAAATTCAGTTTGGAATTTAACATTTGCACCAAATGGATTGTATCAGCAATTTTATAGCCAATACATAAACAACCTATACAATCAGCGCACAAGGGTGCTAAAAGTAAAAGGTAATTTCAATCCTTATTTGCTATCTTCTTTAAAGTTAAATGATAGGATAATAGTTTCTAATAAAAGATACATTATAAACACACTTACAACTGATTTAACAACAAGTGAAGTAGAATTAGAACTACTAAACGATTTTAGGGATATAACGCAAGATACCACCTATTTACGCTTTTCAAATATACCATTCTTACAAGTAGATAATACTGCGCAAGAAGTTCAGTTTATAATTTACAAGAATAACTACGATACGTTTGATGTAAAGCTATCTACAGACTTTTTAAGCTATGCATTAACAACAGATAACGATGCTGATATATTATTAGATGTAACTATACCTGCCAATGCTACTGCTGCTGATAGAAGTGATGTAGTAGTGTTGGAATATTTTAAAAACGGAGTTGGAACAATCATACAAATACCTGTACTACAATATGCTTAAAAAAATATTTGAACTACTGCAATGCACAGAGCATTACGGACAAAGCGAATTAATAGAAATTGCTAAAGGCAAATATGAACTGCCTACAACATTTAAAAAAGGATTTGAACAAATTAAAAGGGAAATAAAATGGCAGAAAAAATAGAAGTTGATTTAGAAGTAAAAAGTAATTTAGGCCAATCTATTGCTGACTTAAAAGACTTAAAAAGACAGTTAAAAGAAACTGCTGCAGGTTCAGAAGATTTTAAAAGAATCTATAATCAAATAGATGATTTAGAAGATAAAATTAAATCGAGTAAAGCAGCTTCTTCTGATTGGATTGATAGTTTAGAAAGTGCAGGTGGTCCTTTAGGTGCATTAGGTGCTTCTTTAAACAAAGCTAAAGTAGCCACACAATCTTTTGGGGGTGCATTAAAAGCTACCGGTATAGGTTTAATTGTTTCACTTGTTGCGGGATTAGTAGCAGCGTTTAACGATAATGAAGTAGCAATGAAAAAACTGCAGCCGTTATTAAATGGTATGCAGAAGATATTTCAGGGCATATTTCGTGCAGTTGAACCATTATTTAACATATTAGTAGATTTAGCTTTAGAGGCATTGCCATTTGTTTCTGATGCTTTTAATGTAGTTTATTCAAGTGTGTCTGCGGTATTCCAATCTTTAGGAATGTTAGGTGGTGCAGTTAAAAAACTTATTTCAGGTGATTTTAGCGGTGCTTGGGAAGATGCTAAAAAATCAGTTACAAGTTTTAGCCAAAATTATGATGATGCTTCTAAAAGGTTTATTTCAGGTACTAAAGAAATGACTGATGCAGAACGTGAAGCAGCAGAAAAACAAAAAGAATTATTAGAAAAACAAGCTGAAGCAAGAAGAAAAGCAGCAGAAAAATTAGCAGAACAACGTAGAAAAGATTTAGAAGATTTAAAAGCAGCGTTAAAAGCGCAAAAAGATGCTACACAAACCACTTATAACGAAGTAACACAAGCTATAGGTGATGCACAAGATAAACAATCTGAATTTTTAATGACTGCTACAGAAGCAGAAATAAGAAACGTAAATGATAAGTATTTTAGGTTAATAGAATTAGCTAAACAACAAAATAGAACCAAAGAAGAAATTGATGCTTTAGAAATACAACGTGATAACGAAGTAAACGATATAAAACTAAAAAACCAAGAAGATGTAAATAAAAAAATTATTGACCAAGAAAAGGCAGTAGCTGCAGCTAAAAAAGAAATTCAAGATGCTTCTTTTTCTGTAGTTGAAGGTGGTATTAGTTTATTAAAAGGATTATTTGACAAAAATAAAGACATACAAAAGGGTTTATTAGTAGCTGAAAGTGCTGTAGGTATTGCAAGAATTATTACTAATACAATGTCAGCTAATGCAGCAGATACATTTACTGCTTCACAATTAGGGCCAATTGCAGGGCCATTATATTTAGGGCCTAAATTAGCTTTAAATAAAGTTGGTGCAGGTATTGGTATTGCTGCTAATATACTTGCTACATCAAAAGCATTAAGTGCTTTAGGTGGCGGTGGTGCTGCAGGTGGTGGAAATGCACCAAGTGGACAAGCAGGCGGTGGAAATGCGCCACAATTTAACGTAGTAGGTGCTACAGGTGTTAATCAATTAGCAGGTGCAATAGCAGGTAAAGAACAAGCACCGGTACAAGCTTACGTAGTAGCAAATAATGTAACTACTGCACAAAGTTTAGATAGAAATATTATTCGCTCAGCTACATTAGGATAAATAAAAACTATTAAAAAATAAAATACTATAAATAAAAACTTGCGTTGTGAAGTATTGATTTTAAAGGGATTTTTAATTTAATAAACAAACTAAAAAAAAATAATAGGTAATACGTTAAATAAACAAAATGCCTTAAAACGCAAAAAAACGCTATTTAAAACAAAATCAATAAAAATTAATTTTAAAAGAAAAATAATATGCGAATCGTAGAATTAATATTAGATGATGATAAAGCTACCGGTGTAGAAGCAATTTCAATTGTAGAAAATCCTGCTATCGAAGAAAACTTTGTAGCACTAAATAAAGAAATAGAAATCAAACTTGCTGAAGTAGATTCTGATAAAAGAATTTTAATGGGTGCTGCATTGATACCTAATAAAAACATTTACAGAAGAAGTGGTGATGATGAATACTATATTTTCTTTTCTAAGGATACGGTTAAAAAAGCAAGTGAATTGTATTTAATGAATGGGTTTCAAAACAATGCTACATTAGAACACAATACTAAACTAAAAGATTTATCAGTAGTTGAATCTTGGATAGTAGAAAGTGAAGTAGACAAATCACGTAACTATGGTTTAGAAATGCCAATAGGAACTTGGATGGTTTCTATGAAAGTAAACAACGAAGATATTTGGCAGGAGTTTGTTAAAACTAAAAAAGTAAAAGGATTTTCAATTGAAGGATATTTCTCAGATAAAGTAGAAATGAATTTCCAAAAAGCTAAAGATGATGAATTGATTGAAAAAATTAAACAACTACTAAAAGATGAATAAGAAACTAAAAGTAACATCGCCAAAGGGTGGTAAACGTGGGTGTTTGTGTAAAGACAATACGTACAACTCTAAATGCTGCAATGGTAAACTACACGAACAAGGCATAGGTAGTTTAGTAGGTCAAGGTAACGAACCTGTTAATTTATAACAATTTAAAACAACAATTATTAATATAAAAAAAATTACTTATGTCAACTGAAAAATTAGTAAACAACGCTTTGTTTGGAAAAACAGAATTATCTACTCAGAAAGTAGAATTGGCAATTAATGATGATGTTAAAAAATATTATAATGATGCTATTGCTGCAAGAAAGAAAAGTTTAGACGTTTATAATAATGCTAAATCAGCAGTTCAATCAGCAGTAAGCGAATTAAAAAGCCTAAAGGCTATTAACGAAGATGCATTGCCAATTTTTGCAAAATTTGAAGCATTGGTTAAAGAATTAGGTATTCCAATGCCTTCTGAAATTGCCGCACAAAAACAAAATATTCAAGATGGGTTAAAAGGAACTTTTGCTCAGTATATTAAAAACCTTGAATCAGCTAAACTATAAATTAAGTAAATATGAATGTAATTAATGAAATCAAAACTCTTTTGGGAATGGAAGTAAAACTTGCCCAAATGAAACTTGAAGATGGTGTTACAGTTATCGAAGCAGAAGCATTCGAACCTGAAGCTGCCGTATTCATCGTAAATGGTGAAGATAGAATTGCAATGCCTGTCGGGGAATACAAACTTGAAGACGGAAGCGTTTTAAAAGTTGAAGTAGAAGGTATTATTGCTGCTATTGAAATGCCTGAAGAAGAAATGCCTGAAGCAGAAACTGAAGCACCTGAAGTGGAAGTAGAAGTTGAAGCACAAGCAGCTGCTCCTAAACGTGTAGTAGAATCAATTACTAAAGAAATGTTCTTTTCTGAAATTGAAAAACTACGTGCGGAAATTGCTGAATTAAAATCAGTAAAAGTTTCTAAAGAAGAATTAAGTTCAGATTTAGTTGTTGAACCATTAACACACTCTCCTGAAGTTACTTCAAATGTAAAATTAACTAAAATTTCATCTAATAGACAAATGTCTACACAAGATGTCGTAATGTCTAAACTTTTTAACTAAATAAAAAATGGCTACTACTACTACAATTACTTCACCAACTTATGCAGGTGAATTTGCAGGGAAATACATTTCAGCTGCATTATTATCAGGTTCTACTATTGCTAATGGTGGAATCGAGGTTTTACCTAATGTAAAATACAAACAAGTAATCCAAAGAATCGCTACAGATGGTATCGTAAAAGATGCTACTTGTGATTTTGACGCTACTTCTACAATTACATTAACTGAAAGAGTAATTACCCCTGAGGAATTTCAGGTAAATTTACAATTGTGTAAAAAAGACTTCCACCAAACTTGGGAAGCGATTACAATGGGTTATTCAGCTTTTGATAATTTGCCACCTTCATTTGCAGATTATTTAATCGCACACGTAGCTGCTAAAGTTGCTGAAAAAACTGAGCAAAACATTTGGAAAGGTGTTACTGCTAATGCCGGTGAATTTGCAGGTTTTGTTACACTTGCTACTGCTGATGCTACTGTTATTGATGTAGCTTCTCCTGCTTCGGGTGGTATTACTGCTGCTAACGTAATTGCTGAATTTGGAAAAGTTGTAGATGCTATTCCTGCTGCATTGTATGGTAAAGAAGATTTATACTTGTACGTTTCACAATCAGCTGCTCGTGCTTATGTACGTGCTTTGGGTGGGTTTGGAGCTTCAGGTTTAGGCGCTAATGGTACTAACGCTATGGGTACACAATGGTGGAACAACGGAAGTTTATCTTTTGACGGAATTAAAATTTTCGTAGCACAAGGTATGGCTGATGATTACGTTATGGCTGCACAAAAATCTAATTTGTTCTTCGGTACAGGTTTGCTTTCAGACCAAAATGAAGTTCAATTGATTGATATGAGTCCAATCGATGGTTCACAAAATGTAAGAGTTGTAATGAGATTTACTGCTTCTGTTCAATACGGAATCGGTAGTGAAATTGTATTGTACACTCCTGCTGCATAATCATAATAAATAAACAAGAAAAGGGTGGTGGAATAAACATCACCTTTTTTTTTATTAATACTTTAAATAGAAAAAGATAATTAATTGATTATCAATAACTTATAAAAAAAATATAACGATGGCTTGTGATATTACTCTCGGAAGGTTAGAAGTCTGTAAAGATGCGGTGGGCGGTTTGAAAGCTGCTTATTTTGTGAATTGGGGCGAAGTTGCTTCATACACTTATTCAGGAAGCACTGATATTATTGATACCGTTACCGGTGTTGGTGACCCTGCCGTAGCACCTAATGCTTACAGATATGAATTAAAAGGAACGAATAGCTTTGACCAAACTATTACTTCTTCACGTGAAAATGGTACTACTTTCTTTGACCAAAGTGTAAAACTTCAATTGAAAAGTTTAGATGCTACAACACACAAACAAATTAAACTACTTGCTTATGGGCGACCACAAGTAATTGTAGAAGATAACAATGGTAACTTCTTTTTCTGTGGATTAGAACACGGAATGGATGTAGTAGGTGGTACAATTGTATCAGGAACTGCTATGGGTGATTTATCAGGATATACTTTAGAATTAAAAGGAATGGAACGTGTACCTGCTAACTTCTTAGGTGATACTTTAGCTGAAGTAGGTTTTACAGTTATTACTACTGATTAATTCAAATAAGATATGAGTACTGAAAAATTAGTATTTAGTCAATTATTCAAAACGGAATTGGCTACACAAAAAGTAGAATTAGGTTTAGTTGATGATATTAATAAATCAAGAATTGAAACTGATAAAATTGAAGATTCTGCTATAGCTGAAATTACAAAAGCTATTTCTATTTTAGATAATGGAAGTAAGATACTTGATAAATCTATTTTAAGTGCTAAAAGTGTAATTGACCAAATTGACAAAGCTAAAATTATGGCTAAAGATTTAGGCATTGCTTTGCCACCTAATTTAGATACAACTTATAAATATTATCAAGATAGTATAAAATCATATAATTTAATGAAAAGTACTATATCATCTTTTAGTTCTAAAATAGATTCTATATAATAATTTGTTTTTTGTTTGATTGAAAGGGTGGCTTTGTGCTGCCCTTTTTATTTTAAAACAATTTCGACTTTAATTTATTATTTAATAAAAAATAGAATGATAGTTTTAAAGGATTCTACATACAACCAAAATTTTAAGTTTATGCCACGTAGTTGTAATATTACTTCTATGGTATTCTTGAATGAACTGACAAACGTAGAACACGAAATAGAAAATCCATTACTTGTTAAAGAAAAGTATTGGTTGCAATTTCAAGAAGATTTAAGCTTTGAATTTTTAGTAGATGGGCATACATATACTTTAACTTGTTTTGATGGCTCTAATGTCGTTTATAGAGATAAAGTGATGTGTACAAATCAATCTACAGCTACTTATACAATTAATCAGGGTGTTTACGTACAACACGCAACATCTAATGAATTTATAATTTATGAATAATATTTCAGTTGTTAATTTATCGGCTTATACTTCACCCGAAATTAAGGAGAATAAAAAAGCTAATTACATCGAGTACGGAAACGATAATAACTACTTTCAGTATTTAATCGATAGATACCTTTATAGTACATCGAATGGTGCTATTATTACCGGTATTACTAATATGATATACGGAAAAGGAATCAGCGCATTAGATGCTAATAAAAAGCCGAATGAGTACGCACAAATGGTTTCTTTAATTAAACCTGATTGTTTAAAAAAGGTAGCATTAGAACGCAAGTTATTAGGAATGGCTGCAATGCAAGTTGTAATGGAAAAGAAGTTAGTTAAATCTATTTCTCACTTTCCTATGCATACTTTACGAGCTGAAAAATGTAACGATAAAGGCGAAATTGAAGCGTGGTATTATTACCCTGATTGGACAAAGAAAAAGCCAAGCGAAGAACCTAAAAAAATTCCTGCATTTGGATTCGGTAACGGAAACGAAGTAGAAATTTATATTGTTAAACCATACGTTTCAGGGTTTCATTATTATACACCAATAGATTATAGTGGTGCTTTGCCTTATGCTTATTTAGAAGAATCAATAGGTGATTATTTAATTAACGATATTGCTAACGGATTTAGCGGAACTAAGGTTATCAATTTTAACAATGGTGTACCTTCTGAAGAAATGCGTGATAGCATTAAGCGTGATGTGCTTAGTAAAGTAACCGGTGCTAAAGGTGAAAAAGTAATTATAGCTTTTAACAACAATGCAGAAAGTAAAACTACAGTAGATGATTTACCATTAACTGATGCACCTGCACACTACGAATACTTAAGTAAAGAATGTTTTGAAAAACTAATTGTAGGACATCGTGTTACTTCACCTATGTTATTAGGAGTACGTACAGGTGATGGTGGATTAGGTAATAATGCAGATGAAATTAAAACTGCTACTTTGTTGTTTGACAATATTGTAATTAAACCATACCAAGAAGAAATTTGTTCTGCTTTAGATGAAATTTTAGCAATAAATGATATTTCATTAAAATTATACTTTAAAACTATTCAGCCATTAGAATTTACTGATTTAGAAAACACACAAAATCAGGAGCAAGTAGCAGAAGAAACAGGTTTAAGTTCACACACTTGTTTAAGTTCTGAATCTATAGCTGATGAATTAATAAACAAAGGCGAAGTATTAGGTGAAGAATGGTTAATGATTGATGAAACGGAAGTTGATTACGATGCAGAAGAAGAATTAGATGCTGAAATAAACTTTATTAATCAGAAAAAAGAAGATAAATCACTTTTATCTAAGGTATGGAAGTTTGTTAGTACAGGTACTGCAAGACCAAACATTAAAAGCCCTGAGCAAGATAAAGTAATTGATGGTGTAAACTTTATTACACGTTACGTTTATAGTGGTAATTTAACCGGTGAAAGAGAATTTTGCAATAAAATGTTAAATGCTGATAAAGTATATCGTAAAGAAGATATAATTGATATGGAGAATTTTGCAGTAAATGCAGGGTTTGGTAAAAATGGCGCTGCTAATTATTCTATATGGTTGTACAAGGGCGGCCCAAGATGTGAGCATAAATGGTTACGTAGAACATATGCAAATTTACAAGGTGTAAAAGTAGACCCAACAAGTGGAACTGCAAAACCATTAAGCAACGCAATAGCTGAAAAGTACGGATACAGAATCAGAAATGAAAAAGAAGTATCAATGAAACCTGCTGATATGCCGACAAAAGGATATACACAAGAATATTGGGATAAAATGGGATTTAAAAACTAACAAATGGCACAGGCACTTTTTATAACACGTGATGATATTGTAAAATTTACTGCTTTAAATGGCAACATCGATACTGATAAATTTATTCAATACATTAAGATTGCTCAGGATATTCATATTCAGAATTATCTTGGTACTCGATTATTTAATAAGATTAATGATGATATAGTTTCGGGTGATTTAGAAGCACCATATACAACGCTTTTAAGCACTTATATTAAGCCTATGGTAATACATTGGTCTATGGTAGAGTTTTTGCCTTACGCAGCTTATACGATAGCTAACAAAGGTGTATTTAAACATTCTTCTGAAGCAAGTTCAAACGTAGAGAAAAACGAAATAGATTTTCTTATTGAAAAAGAGCGTGATATTGCACAATCTTATACAAATAGATTTATAGATTATATGTGTTTCAATCAGGCTTTATTTCCTGAATATAATCAAAATTCAAACGCTGATGTATATCCGGATTCAAACGCAAATTTTATCGGATGGGTGTTGTAAAAGAAACATATAAGCCAAAGACAAAGAACGTAGAAAAATTACAATTATTTTTAAATAAAATAGAAAATGAGTTTAAACTTTACACACATAAAAGCGGACACGTTCGAGGCGGTAAACTTCGAAATTAATGTAGATGATGTACCGGTAGATTTATCAGACACTATTATTCGTATGCAATTACGCAAAGAATACGGTGGTGTAGTAGGTTTATCTTTAACTTCTGTAGCTAATGCAGGAATTACAATTACAGACGCTGCAAACGGCTTATTTCGCATTAATCAGCAAATTATAGATATACCTGCTTTTAATTACATTTACGATATTGAATTTGATTTTGATGGAGTTGTTAAAACCTACATTTCAGGTAATTTTTTAATTAAAAATGATGTAACCCGCTAATGTGTGAAAACGTAAACATAAACGTACAAGAAACAAATGAAACGATTAATATAGTTTCTTCTGAAATTCAGGAAGTAATTGATATTAATGTTTTTGAAACGACAGAAGATGTTACTTTAAACATTACTGAAGAAATAATTCAAGTAAACATAAACAAAGTAACCGCGGCTGAACAAATACAATCTGATTGGGCGCAAACTGACAATGAAGCATTAGACTTTATTAAAAACAAGCCTACTATACCTGCTGCAGTAACAAACACTTCAGACTTAACTAATGATGGTGAAGATGGTGTACATCCTTTTATTACTGCTGAAGATTTACCAAGCTTAACCGGTTACGTTCCCTATACCGGTGCTACACAAAATGTAAATTTAGGCGAGTATGAACTAAAGGCGGGGCAACTCACTTTGGATACATCGCCAACAGGTACGGCAGCGGTTGCGACAACACGATGGAACGATTCAATTGGTAGCTCCGAAACGACTTTAAAAGGTGGCACGGTTGTACTAAAAAATGGGGTTGATTTAGTTGCAAGAGTAGTAAATAAAGTAACGCCAAACGCAACGTTATTGCGTGCGAATTATACGGCAGTAAGAATAAGCGGGGCGCAAGGTCAACGATTAGCCGTTGCATACGCTCAAGCGAATAACGACAATAATTCAGCCGATACGATTGGCCTTGTTTGCGAAAATATAGCTACAAATCAAGAGGGTTTCATTATGACAATGGGCCAATTTGAGGAGATAAACACAACAGGCAGCTTGCAGGGCGAAACGTGGGTTGATGGGGATGTACTTTATTTATCGCCTACAACTGCGGGCCGATTGACAAACATCAAACCAACAGGCATAACAGGCCACATCGTTGTGATGGGTTACGTTGAGTACGCTCACGCTAATCACGGAAAAATCTACGTTAAGATTATGAACGGATGGGAGCTTGATGAGCTGCACAACGTTTATATAAATTCGCCTGTAAATAACGAGGGGTTATTTTACGACTCAGCGGATTCAGTTTGGAAAAACAAAACTATTGCAACGGCTTTGGGGTATACACCGCAGCAACAACTTGTAAGCGGCACAAACATCAAAACTATAAACGGAGCGTCAGTTTTAGGAAGTGGCGATTTGGTAGTTGGTGGCTCAAATATTTACAATGCTGATGGAACTTTAACAAGCGCGAGAACTGTAACAAGTGGAGGCTTTCCTTTAACTTTTACAGGAAGTAATACGGCTGCAAGTGCAATAGCAAGAGGTTTAAATTTAACACACACACTCGTAGCTGCTGCAAATAGTGATTCACTTGTAGCTTTAGATATTACTCCAACTTTTACACTTGGAGCTTTTACAGGGGTTAGTACATTTGGTTTAAGATTAAATAAAAGCGTTACAACTGCACCCGCTACATTTACCAATACAAATGATATACTTTTAAGAAATTCAGCTTCAGCTACAAGTAATTCCTTAGTTTCTCACTCTCCTGCAGTATATTATAATGGTAATACATATAATGGAATTGCAAATGTTCCAATTTCATTTAGACAGTATTTGCAAGCAGGACTTGGTGGCGGAAATACAGTAGGTATATTAAGTTTTGAGGGAAGTTACGATAACGCAGCTTATGCACAAATAGCCTCAATAAGAACAGGTAGCTTAGCAGGAAGTAACCAATTTAGAGTAATAGGAAATACTAATACAATAGGCTCAGTTCCTAACAATGCAGCAGCTTTTATTGCAGGAAATGGAAATGCAGGAGTTGCAATTAATAGTTATGGGAATGGAGCAGCAGAAATACAATCGCACCAATCTACTGCAATTAATAATGTTCCATTACTTATTAATCGTCAAGGTGGAAATGTTTTAATAGCAACCACAACAGACGCAGGTTTTAAATTAGACGTAAACGGCACGGCAAGGGTAAATGGAAATTTAACTTTACAAAGTGGCTCACAAAAAGAATTATTTTTTGATTCACAAGGGATTAAAATAAGACATAGTCTTAATGGTCTTGGTAATAATATAATAATTGGATGGAATGGTGCTACAATAGCAACTGAGGCTACAACGCAACGTAGTATTATTATAGGTTTTTTTAATAGGGGTAATATACCAACCAATTCAACTATAGTAGCTACAAATACAGACTTAACAGGGTACACAAGCACTTCTCCTGTAAACATCTTTGGTGGGCAAGTAACTCTTAATGCCTCAAGTGGTTTATATGGAAATTACATAGCTTGTAGCGGAACTGTACTTGGTGATTTTAGTGGACTATTTGCAAGTGATGCGGGTTCAGCTGAATTACCTCCTGTTGGAACAAACATTCCTACAATAATAGGATGTGGAATAAATAACCCAACTCAAAGTACTCCAAATATTTATCTTGGTCAATGGGGTTGTGATAGTACACTTCCTACTTCTTCAAGGAATGTTTTTGTTTCAGCAACCAATGGAGTCGGGACAAATGTAGAAGGTTATAATTTAGTATTTTCAAGTGGTCGCTCAACAGGTACCGCAATTTCTAAAGATATTATATTTTCAACTGCTACACCTACAACAACAGGCACTACTTTACAAACCCTAACACAAAGATGGTTTATAAAAGGTAGTAGTGGTATTTTAGCAAATGTATCTACACCAAACGCTTCGGCTCAATTACAAGTTGATAGTACAACGCAAGGCTTTTTACCACCGAGAATGACCACCACGCAAAAGAACGCAATAGCTACACCCGCTGCGGGGTTAATGATATATGACAATACTTTAAATCGCCCTTGTTTTTATGACGGCACAACTTGGATAACTTTATAAATAAATAAAAATGGCACAAATTCAACCGATTGACTTCCCATTTACAGGCGAAGCAACAATTTTAAAAGTTTTAATACTTAACTTTGAAACCACTGCAACCACTTGCACGACCTACAACGAACTTTTGACCGAGGAAGGTGTAATGTGCGCCAATTGGAACTACACCTTAACCGATGAGGAATTTAAAAAGTGGGGAACTGACAACACTTGGGTTGAGCAATGCGTTGCAAACGATAAAGGAATAATAATCTTAATACCCTTAGACCAATGGAAGAATTAAATGTAATTAAACAAGCAATCGAAATCGCAGTAAAAGCGGGAGTTTATCAAATGGCCGATGTAGTGGCTTTGTCGCAAATATTGGATAAATTAGAGACAAAACTCAAAGAAAATGCAGCAGATTAAAGAGCACATTTTGCCGATTGTTTTAATCGTTTTAGGTATCTTAGACCAAACTACGCATTTACTTGTAGAGTTAATTAGTCAGTTAGGTTTGCCTGAATACGTAGGAACTATATTTAAGATATTAGTAATAACACTTGGTGCAGTAAAACTATATTTATCGCAGCCTAATAAGTTAAGAAATGAGTAATTTAGAAAGTGAAAGATTAGACAGAATAGAACAACATTTAAAGCTATTAAAACAAGATAGTGAAATACGTTCTTCTGATATAAAAGAAATTAAACAGGCATTGCTTGGAAATGATTTAAATGGTTTTCGTGGTCTTGTTTGGAAAATATCAGATATTGATAATCGAGTAACTGAGTTAGAAGATAACCACAATGAAATGAAAGTTTACATTAGACAAGCTAAATTTGTTGTAGCTGCTTTTACTGCTGCATTAGTTACTTTAATTTTTAAAACATTTTCTAAATGAAATTAAATTCTGATGGTTACCGGTTAATCACAAAGTTTGAAGGTTTTAGCGCTAAACCTTATTTGTGTTCAGCTAAAGTTCCTACGATTGGTTATGGGAATACTTACTACACAAATGGTAAAAAAGTAACTTTATTAGATAAACCAATTACAGAAACTGAAGCGTTTGAAATGTTTAAAGAAATAGCTGATAGATTTGCTGATAAAGTAAGTAAGTTAGTTACCTATCCTATTAACCAAAATCAATTTAATAGTTTAGTTTCTATTTGTTACAATATTGGGGTATCAGCATTTCAGTTATCTACTTTGTTAAAAATGGTAAATGAAAACGCAAAAAATCCAAAGATAAAAGACCAATTTTTACGATGGAATAAAGCAGGTGGTAAAGTAGTACGTGGATTAACATTAAGAAGAAATGAAGAAGCATTTATATATTTTAGTTAGTTTAGTATTACTATCTTGTGGTTCAAGAAAAGTACAAGTAAATACTACAGAAATTAAAAAAGATACAGCAGTAACTACAACTCAAATTGATATTAGTAAATCTATTAAAACTACAGATGATAACACTAATATTAATATTAATACTGAAGAAACTGAAATTTGTATAATTCCATTAGATTCTACTAAAGAAATTAGAGTAAATGGCAAAACGTATTTTAACGTGAAATTACGCATTAAAAAACGTAAAGACAATACTACATATCAAAATACAAAGAAAGTTGCTCAAATCGATTTAAAACACGTTATAAAGCATACTGAAGCTAAAAGTTCTACTAAACAAAACACTAAAGTTAAAAATATAGACAGAAAAGAATCTATTTTAAACTATTGGTGGATTTTATTAATTATAATCTTAAGTTATTTATTTTACA